CGAAACCCAGCGTCCACCTGACGATAAACAGCTGTGCGGGAAAGCCACCTAGAATCTACACGGGTGCCCCACAGCTACTGGGTCTTGGAAAACTAACGACCGAGGAGGTCATTATGCAATTAAATCTAAAACTCCCTGAGTACTGCAATATGGATGATCGGGTTGCGGTTCAAATCCTGATTGATGAGCTGCTGTCGAGAAACTGTAGCGTCAGCGTCAACGACGGCGAAGAGACTTGCCTTTACCTGTCTGACGACTTTGCCGAAATACTGGAGCACCTAACCAGCACCGGCGAGGATTATGTTTCGGCTTACGCTAGTGACGGTCTGCCCCTTGGTTGGTTCTATCTAATCTATGACAACGGCAGCGAGGGCAACCCCATTGTTGTGATCAGTGACTTTCTGGACACCAAGTTTTGCGGCAGCGTTTATCAGGCTGTCGAGCGCAGACTGGAGGTGGCGTGATGAATATGCATATGCTTTATGACAGATTTTGCCTGTCCTATAACCTTACCAACAGCGAGTGGTGGGTGCAGGATAGATTTGAACATCTGGGCGCATACCCGCGATATTCAGATGCCCTAGCCGCTATAGATAAGCAAATGGAGGTGGCGTGATGAATAAATGGAAGTGTGGAAGCTGCCCGTTTTTTGGAGACTATGACGAGCTGCGTATCTCAAAAGAAATAGACCGCGAACCCTATGGCGACCAAATGGTTGACAGGGTCAGCGTCTACTACCACTGCCCCGAATGTGACAGCGACGAGGTTACAGAATACGCGGAGGTGAACTGGTGAGACGTTATCTCTTGGCGGCTCAACTAACCCTGCTGTTTAGCTTTATAGCCATCGTTTCTTATCTGCACATTTACGCTGTACATAATTAGTAATTTTTGAACCCATTTGTGTACTTAGAAGTTTCCCCCAACTTGTGCTGGGCTTCAGCACCGATTCGACGCTATGGACGGCGTCTCTTTTTTGTCAGTTTCTGCGACGCGATCTGCGGGTAGCGTGGCATGAACTAACCAAAGAGAGGAAGACCTATGTTCTTATTTGAACAGAAACTAAAACAAGCTGGCATTGCTGACACCAGAACCGAGCATATAGCCAAAGCCCTAAGCGATCTGCACTCAGCCATATCATCCTGCGATATAAGTACCCGCAGAGTGTTTGCCGACATCCACCCATACGCCATTCGCGCAGCAGTCGAGTACGCCAAGGTCGAAGACCTGAACACCGATCTCTGGGGCGTAACCCACAACCATGAGTGGCTGGCTGACTACATGGAGTACGAAACTGAATGCCGCATCAGACCCCTGACTGACAATGTCGTTGATATGGGAGATTTCCGATGATTTATTTAGAATGGGCAATCGCAATAATCGCTCTTACAATATTTGCCGCAGCATTTGGCGGCGCCATGCTCCACGTAAAAGATAGACAGGAATACTATGAAAAGCGAAGAAAACAGAATGGAAGCAAACGAAGAGCTGACTAGGCTGATGAAAGAGCGTGACCTTACCATAAGGCAGGTCGCTGACCTGATTGAGGTTAGCCCCGAGTCAGTGAAGAACTGGCTAAGGCAGCATCGGTCGTCACCTATGCCTAAAGTTGCCCTACTAGCACTGCGTTTGAGTATCGAATTAAAACGCATTTAGGAATAAGAAAGACCCACTTTGGATGCCGGTCTGTAGTACCAGTAAAGCAGACCGGCTCCATTCCCTCCAGCAAGATACACTCCAGTATCCCCTCCCTGCTAAACCAATACTCCCCATTGCCTGTAACAATCACCCAGTAGTCTGCAATAGAAATACTAAATGCCGAAGGCTTGTTGTGGTAGTACTCAATCACAATGTTGCCGGTCTTCTGGCTCATCGGATCGTATTTAACCTCAACAGTTTTACCCAGCTCAGGAATCTCTATGTCCCACTGAGGGTGCAGCCCCTCTGCTCGCTTGGCGTTTGGGAAGATGGTACGCAGCCGTCGAAGCAGATCATCCTCAACAGCCACGCCTCGCCTTAGATCATCTTGAAATCCCATTGCGCCCCTTCTGCCACAACGTCTTAACGCCATGCTCTACCAGCTGCCTAGTGTGGCTGGGTGTTGCGTCATGCGGAATGCTTTCTATCGCCGCCTTTCTCTCCTCCCTGCTGGGCAGGTCAAGGATGTTACTTGGCAGGTAGTAGACCAGTGTTGCCTTTGCCAGATCATGAAACTCTGGGGTTAGGTTATCCTCTATGTATTGGAGGCATTGGGGGTAGTAGGTTTTTTTCGCCGCTAATTTAATTTCGGCGTTGAACTGTGCTGGCTTCATCGGGAACCTCTAATAACTCTCGCATCAGCAAGATGCCTGTCTCCCAATCGACCGTGATTGTCTCGACAGTTTTAAATGAGTATTCCTTGAATGTCCGTAACGGAAATACCATGCGTATGGGTTGGCGGTCATACTTGTATATCAGCACTGGTATAAACTGATCCCCTGCCGAGGTCTTAGCCTGCTCCCACCACTCAGGCTTGTACCAGTGCCCACTGGCGTATCGCTTGGCTTCGATCATGAGGTTGTGAAACTCAATGTCAGCCTTGCCGCAGGTCTGGTACTGGTCGAGGTTCCGCTTCAGGTGTGACGCGCAATCACCGAACTCATCATGAAATTTCTTGATAAGCTCCCGCTCAAACGCGTGACCCTTAGCTCGACCGTTGATCAACTCTCAGCCTCGATCAGCCATTGCAAATACACTTTGGCTTTCTCCAGACTCTGTACTTTCCCATTTGGATGAACTTCGTAGCGCCAGACGTACTTCTGGACGTTACCCTTCAGATAGCCCTTCCATTGGTCACTATCCATCGAGCTTTTGATTGCATCGATACACTCTATGGCTTCCTCACTCTTCTTGTAGTGCTTAGGCTTGTTCACTGCGTCCCACTGCGCGGGTGTTGTCATATTGATGCTCATTTTCTCTTACTCCTTCCACAATATTTACAGGGCTTGGTCCAATCTGTCGTCGCTAAGCAATCGCACAGACGCATAAGCGTCGGCTTCACTGGCTCTGGGTCAAAGTGGTAATGCCCCTTGGGTTGTCGCTGCCTTTTGGGGGTCAGCTGTAGCTTGTCAAACTCCGTGAATTTCATTGATCCTCCCTTGTGTCCACTCAAGCAGTTCTAGCTGCGTGCCATACCTGCTCTCGAACTTTCTTTTAAACGGGTGGCGACTGGTATAACTGGCATTGTCTTCACCCCCTCGGTGATGGTTGTAACAAAGGGGTATCGACTTAAGGTGCGCCCCCTCTTTGGTCTTGCCGTCGATGTGATGCACCTCAGCTGGCGAGAACACGTTGAACTGACGGTGGCAGACACAGCAGCCGAGCTGGGTGATGTCGTCCATCCATTTCTTGTCAATCGCATTCGCGCCGCGTCCCTTCATGTCCCGTAAACTCTCCGCTCTGCACGCTCACTGGCGAGCATGGATTGCCAGACCTTGAACTCGACTTCAGCCGCTAGCATCTCTGACTTGGCAGCAGCCAGCATTCCCTTGGCTCTACCCCTAGACAGACGAGCCTCGTACACATTGCAGTCTTCGTCGGAAGCTCTTAGCTGCGCGGCATTTGTCTTGGCGCCCTGCGCCTCAGCCACGACCATGGTCTGCGCGACGATCCTCTTCTCATCAGCATCGGCTTTCGATAACTCGTACTCAGCCTTGCCAACAGCGATGCCCGCTTCCCTAATCTTTTGTGCAAATTGTTCCTGATCCATTTAATTTTCCTTTGAATAGTTAATGTAGTAACGAGCCTTGCCGTTCTTTCTATCTCTGTACTGACAGCTCTTGCTGTCGAACTCAAAGCCAACCTTGCCTTCATACATTCCGTTGCGGTTCTTCAATACCTCGAGGTAGGTATCCCACTGCTTGGTGTACATCTCGTCGGGCTCCTCGCCCAGCATCTCTGCCTGCTCGATCTGTTCAGCTTTCTTTTTGTTTTTCCAGACACTAAGGAAGCCGTCAGCAAGATCGGTGATAGAGCCGGAACCCTTAACGTCATACTTGTTGGGCGCCGCATACTCTGACTCACCCTTCCTGACGTGGGTCACGATGAAGATGGTCACAGGGAATGCCAGCTTGAAGTTGACCAGCTTCTCGATGAAGCGCTGCTGCCCCTCGTAATCATCCTGCCTGACCATGTTGGTCAAGCTATCAATCACAAAGACATTGATGCCGTAACGTCGATACGCATATTCAAAGCAAGACATTAGGTCTTCAGGCTTGGGTGTCAGCTTGTCAACGAACAGCCACAGGTTGGGGCACATCCATTCAAGCAGTTTCTTTCGGTATGGCTGAGGTGGTTGTTCTGACCCAGCAGCCTGCCTAACCATTCGCCCCATGGTTGCCTTGGGCGTCATCTCCATCGATGCAAT